ATCTAAACGTTGGATTGTACGACGAATAGCAGCATCAGTTAATGCAGAAGCATTAGGTGTACCTGAGTTGTATGCAGTTGTACCATCACCACCGATGTAAGCACCACCGTAAGTTACGCCTGAACCACCGTTGAAAGTACGACCCAATTGGATCAATGAGCTATCAACTTGTTTAGATAAAGCATAACCAGCATCTTCGGTGTAGAAACGACGTAAAGATGAAAGAGCTTGTACTTCTGTAATGTCTTCAATCAAACGTGAGTACTCGTAGTGTTTGTCTACTAATACTTGTACTTCTGTTTCAGTAGCTGCTTGTAGAGTTACTTGTGTTTCAGCAGCTTTAAGAGAAGCCGTACCACGAGTAGGAGAAGGGATATGGATAGTATCACCTTTCTTACCAGAGAAAGACATTTTCTTAAATAGGTTAGCTGCTACAAGAGATTTCTTATAAGCAGCAAGAATCTCATCACTCCAAATTTCTGGGATGAAGGATGCGCCTGTAGTATTTGTTACGTGATTTGAGCCTAAAGCCATTTTGTAAATCCTTTTCTAAATTGTTTTTATATTACCCTGTTCTCTCGATAGGCAATCATAATTTCGTTTGCCATACTATCGTATCGATCAGGATCGGTTTGCATAAGTTTAATAATATCGCTTCGACGATATTTCTTTTTTGATGTAGATTCAGTTGCACCTGATGTCCCCATATCTGCCGATTTAAGTTGTTGCTCTCGGTCTAATTTAGAGGTATCAGTTACTTTCTTAGTATACTCTTGACGTTCAATCCAAGTAGAAAGTAGTTCATCAGCAGAGTCAAAATCAAAATCATTTTGAGCCCTATTGTATAACTCTACTCGTACTTTTGATCCATTTACCCACTTACCAAAGTCCTCACTTGTAGCAATTTCACGGAAGTTAGGATACTTAGAAGCAATCTGATTTTGCACAGTTGCTTGCTTCATAACCAAAGCTTGTTGTTTAGCATCCTTGATTGCTGGATGTTCATCAATAGCCCGTTTAGTTGCTTGTATAGGATCAGAGTAAAAGTCATCATCACTAAGATCTGGTTCTACATCTGTCTGTAAGTTTCTAGAAGTTTGAGTCTTAATAAAGTCATCTACTGTTCGACGTAGTTCGCCAACTTCATTACCTTGCTTACCAATCAATTTCTCACTCTCTTGGTGCATTGCAATAATATCTTTTAGCGATTTGTTACGGTATTTCTCTGGTAGATTGTCTACAACCTCATCTGCAGGTTTAGCTGGTGAGGTATCTAAAGTTTCCGAGTTGTCAATACTATCAATTGAGTCAGTCTCTAGATCATTAATTAAAACTTCATCTATTACTTGTGCCATATTAAGTCTCCTGTGCATATAAGCATTTTAGGAAAGGAACTAACTACTTGGCTATCGTAGCTAATCTCTTGGGGTAGCAGCCATTCTGTGCTTTTTTTCCCAAGCGGCTGCTGCACCTGGAAAGCTACCTGAGTATCCTTCTAATGAAATAGTAGGTGTGCTAATCATACGAGTAGCTTTACTATTACATATAGAACACTCAGTGTATTCTGTTGTATTATCTACGTACCGTTCATCTGTATGTTCACAAACAGTACACTTAAAATCAAGCATTATCCGCATTAAGCAACTCCTCATAGGCTTGTTCTGATACTTGTTGTAGAGAGAGAATCCACTGTAAGATATCTAGTTGACCCTTACGTTTATGGAACCCCTCAAAGTTATCAGTACTACTTATCTGGTTTGTTGCTTCATACATCTTTTCTACATCTTCTATTAGGTCTTTCCACCCTTTAGAGGACATCGTACTAAATCTTTCTTCATAATAATCTTGTAATTCTCTATCCAAACTATTGCACCTTTCATAAGAATGTGTTATAATAGCTTTACTTATATAATGATTATACCATAAGATTATTTAAAAGTCAAGGGTTATTTTTACTATTCATTTGCATCTTGACAATTTCCCTGTTTTGTGCACTATCTACTGCTTTTAGATTAAGAGTTTTCTCTTTTAGTAGGAGATCAGCAACTTTAACACGACGTTCAAACTCTTTATCGTCACCTTGACCTGCATCTAGGTTAGTAGATAGAGCTGCAACTAGTTTAGCTTTTACTACTTCTGGTTCTAGTTGTGTTTCAACAGCAATTTGTCGAGCTTCTGCTTGTTGTTTGCCTGCTTTAGTGTTAAGATCTGCAGTTTGTGCTGCCACTAGACCCATTTGTAGCTGTGCTTGCTGCATTTGCATCTGTTGTGCCTGTGGATCTGGTTGTTGTGCTTGAGCTAACTGCTGTAATAGCTGAGTTTTGTTAGCTAAGTTAGAAGTTTCTAGGACACCTTGCATTAAAATAGGAACTAGAGGACTATCTGGACCTAGAGTTTTCATTAGGTTGATAAATTGTTGCTGTTCTACCTCACGAGCAAGCATACCTAGTGTAGAACTAGGGATAAACTTCCAATCTTGTGTCTTAAAGTGCTCAGGATCAAACTGCATGAACCTCCAAGCTGCTTTCTCAATGAAAGGGATAAGGAAACTGTCTTGGAAATTGACCAAAGTACGTTTGTTTTTCTTAATAATAGCAGAAAGAGCGAACGACATATTAGCACCTTCAGGCTGAGTCTGCATTGCTGCAGTATCCATAGTACCTGTAGCTTGTAATAACATCTGTTCGAACTGCTGTGCTGTCTGAATGTTAGCACCATCTACTGAACCAAACTTAAATGGCATCAAGATTTCTTGAGGATTACCATTAGTAAGAATAGTTTTACCTGGACGTACTTCAAACTTACTACCACGAGGTAGACGAGTAGCGTCCATAGCCATCATAGGCACGGTTGCAAGGGCTAAACTATCTAAGTGGCTACGTAGTTGTGCATCGATAGCCTTCTGCATGTTGTAGCCCTTCTCTGCAACGCCACGACCCCAGAAACGATTAGGGATAGTGTCATCTTGATAAGCAACTACAGGACGATCTTTCATCATATAAGGAGATTTCTCTGCCTTTAGAAGAGAGTGTTCATTAGCAATTACTACTACTGCTTCTACTAGATCACCATACTCTTCCATTAACTCACTTACTTCACCAGACTCATCCTCATCACCAAATAAACTAACAATATCTCCATCTTCTTTAAGAGCAGATTCTAGTAGATTTTTAGGAACTAGTCCGTAGTAACGTAGTACTCGAATTTTATCATCATCATATTCTGTATCTATAAAACTAGCTTCTAGGTCACTATCTGGAGTAGCATCATCACCTAAATCTTTTACATCACGGTAGATACCTTGATTGATAGCTTGAGCTACTGAGTGAGCAGATACAAACTCTTCAATAGCTACACCCATAGCGTCTTCAATAGAAGTCGCATTAGGGTCTATAAGGAAGTTCTGAGGATTAATTGGACGTAGAGCTACTCGTACTTTCTCTACTTCTTGTACCCCGATACTAGAAATATCAAGACCTTGTAGAGGTACTGTTACTGGAGTAAGCTCTTTAGTTTTCTTGACAGTAATCTCACCAATACCTGTACCATAGATAGAGGCTAGAAGGATTACATCTCCTACTGCTTTACGGACTTTATTCTTCTTAAAGCATTCCTTCATGTAGCGTTTCATGTACTCTACATCTGCAGGATTCTGGTCTTCCATGTCATCATCTATATCAAATAGATAGTCACCTTGACCAAAGACTGCTTCTTCTATCTCTGCTGTGTGGTTCTCAATAGCTTGTTGTAGTGCAGGAGAAGTAATACGACTACGCTCTGATTCCCTTACTTTATCTTCAGCAGCCCAAATACCACGCCATAGACGTTCGTATTCTTTCCAATCAGATAGATAATTATCATCTCGATGATCTCGCCATTCGGAAACACTATCGTTAATCCAATCTACTAGTTTATTAGAACTCATTTAACTATTTCCTTTTTTAAAATCCACTAACCATATCAAGAGGTTCGTACTGCTCTTCACTGTCATAATCATGAAAGTATTCTACTATCTGTATCTGATCTATGTATGCTACTGCATCTATCAAGTCATCGTGCAACTGGGAGTTAGGGAAGTTGACTAACTGGTCAATGAACTCATTGTTCCAAGCTCCATAGTTTAACGAGACCTTTCCGTGTTCAAAGCGACCTTGGAGAGCCCAGACAATTCGATCTGTTTTCTTTTGATTACCATGAGTAACGTCATCAATCCTAAAGTAGTGATTGTGCCTACGCATAAGGTCAGTAAGGTAAGGTAATGCTGCATTCTTTAGACTCCCTTTTTCAATTCCAACTGCAACAGGTTCATACTTAACAACTGCAGACATTATCTGAGAACAAGTCTCTTTAATATCCCACCTACCATGTAATACATCTGCTATCCACCAACCACCATCGTGTACCTTGACTACAGCAATAGCTGTCTCATCTAGTTTTTTATTCTTATTACCAGACTCTTTATCCACATTGATAAAGCCAGCCAAGTCAACAGCAACGAAATAACGACCTTCACTAGGTTCTTCTTCATCTATGTGTACCCACTCTTCTTTAAATAAATCTCGTGATGCAGCTTCAAACGAAGCCATAAACTCTTGTCTAAACGCAAAGCTAGACATAGATAACTTAGCTGCTTCTATCTCTTCTTTAGGTAGAAGAGGATTATCGTAGGATGTATAGTGGAATGATTTCCAATCCTGGTCCTTCTCTCCCTCACTGTATTTAAACAGTTCATAGAAGTGGTTCCTACCTTTAGGAGTACCAATAAACAGAGCACCACCTCGAACGTCTGCTAGAGCTGGTCTTAAGATCTGTTCGAATACCTGAGGTTTCATGTCAGCGTATTCATCGATTACTACATACGCTAAACCTACACCCCGAAGAGTATCTGGTCTATCTGAACCCTTGAGATAAATCTTACGTCCATTCACAAGAGTCAACACCGAAGTGTTCTCGTGGGCAGATGCTGTCACATCTCGTGCTATCTCTTTAAGAAGAGACCAGAGAATATCTCTTGCTTGCTGATAAGTAGGTGCTACATAGAACACATCCTTTTCAGTACTCTTTAGTGCCTCAATAATCAAGGTCCAAGCTGCTAGACGAGACTTACCAAAGCGTCGACCTGCTGCTACTACTTTGAATCTGTGTGGATCGTTGAATATCTCTAATTGTTTATCGTGTAACTTAACCTGTAGATTTGCCATAGATTAGAAGGAGAATCCACCCTGTAACATAAGTTCATAACCTTTAGGAGTTAATCTACCAGAAGCATCTACAAAGCCATTGTCTGAGAGTTGTCTGTGGAACTGACCATAGACTTCAGGAGTCTTAGAGTTACCATCATAACCAAAGCCAGCACTCATACTATTACTTCTATCTACCATAGGTATTTCAAAAGAAGTGTCTAGAGATTTATCTGTAGCATTCACTCGGAATCCATCTCCTTGATAACTACCATAGTAATTACCTTTAGTATCAGTTCCCATATTATAGGGACCAGTTGCATAGTTTATATTATTTATACCAGCTGTAGTACCAGAAGCAGATAACTCACCCTCAGGTGTATAGTAAGAACCTCTAAGATTAGTAGGACCGCCTATTTGCTTAGAAGCACCCACTGAACCATATTGTCCATCGTATGAGACATCTCCTTGTAGAACTCTAGAAGTAAGATCTCCTAAAAGAGAAAGAGACATACTTCCTAGTTTCTTAGAAAGATTTACAGGTCCTGAAGGTACTAGACCATACTGAGTGAAGCCGTTACTTTCATCCATTCTCTATCTCTTTCTCTTCTACGTATTCTGCTTCAATCGGTTCGTCTTCATTTTCTTTTATACCTACTTCACCTACGCCCATGATCTGAATAGTAATCCCTTTGTTACCCTTATTCTCTTTCTCAAAATAAGATGTAGGGATCATACGATCTATAAGCAGTTTGAGACAAGCCATCTGATCAGAATCGTTGTCATCTAAAGCTTTGTCCATTACTTTCTTTACTACAAGAGTACTCTTACCTGTGAGCATAGCAGCAAGAATCTCTTGCGACTTAGCCTTAGTCTTCTCTGGTAGAATAGCAGGTGGAGTGTAGTCTCTTTTAGGTGGAGCAACCTTAACGGTTAACCCAAGAGCAGCTCTAATCTTGTTAGTCTCCTCTCTACTTCTCCTACCCTTGCGCCTAGCCTTCGGCTTCGGCTCAGTAAACTGACTCTCTAAATTTTGATTAGTTGTTTCCAGGTTTAGACCTCTTGCGTTTTACTTCTTTATCTGCATTCGCTTTAGCCGAGACGACTCGAACATTAGACTTCTTAGTAGAACCACCTGAGTCCAGAGGTTTCTTGTGATCAGCTTGACGAGAGTCTCCTACTTTAAGTCCAGCTTCTTTACGAGCTTTGTTACGAGCAGTACGGTCTTTAACACGCTTCTTACTTTGTTCGTGTTCCCACTCTAACTCTTTTTTATAATCTCGTTTGCCGTTCGTCATGTATGGCATGTCGCTTCGCTCCAATAGAAAATCTAACTAACTATGTAATCATTATAACATAGAAGAAACTAAAAGTCAAGTAAATTCTAAAGAAGAAAGTATTTATTTGAATTTAAGAGAAAGGATATTGACTTTAGATTAGAAATATGATATAATATTCTTATATTGATCAATTAGAGAAACACTACTTCTAAAAACTCCTGTTTTAAAATAGAAAGAGATTTCTACTAAGTAGTAATGTCGCAGATCGATATAGTCTATATCACCTCTCCTTCCCTCCTTTCTTGCCTAGCATACCACATTATGCAGAGACGTTCTATTTTACCCTTTGTTGTGTGTGTTGTGATACATCATTTAAAATCCACATCAGTTATATAGGCACCCCCCCCTATACTTGTTACCTCAGCACTACCTAGTAGCGTTAGATGCGTGTGTTATGTTGTTAATGTTGAACGTGTCCGTTAGTTAAGATAGATATGTGTAGTGTGGTGCCTCTATAGTTACTTAGTATGTCCCTTAATCTCTAGTTAAGTTGTTGTTGTTTAAAGTAATTTTACCGAGAGATAACTCGTTAGAGAGAACCGAGTCCTCTAACCAACTCGTTGTGCTTTTGGCTGTTGTGCCGTTAGAGCACGAGCATCAGCTAACTTCTGCTTGCGCATCGAAGTTGGTTACTTCATCAAGAGCATGTAGGTCTAATTGAACAGAGTCGATTTGTAACGAAGCATGTAACTAAATGCATCACCGAGCAACAGCACTGCTAGAAGTTTAAGTTACCGCTGTTAGCGTTTGCCATTACCTTGTTGTAAGCGCATTCATTGAAATCAAATTGCTGTGTTGCGGTAGTTCTTCCTTTGTTAAAGAGGCGTTGCCCCAAACCGTCGATAGAAACACAAAGCCGAGCCAGCATCAAGCGTGATAGCCTAAGTAGCTAATAGATACCTAGAGCATCGACGAAAAAACCAAGTGCTCGTCAATGCTCTACGTATCTTTAGCCTACATAAGGCTCTAACGCTTGACGCTGGCTCGTCTTTGTGTTTCTAACGACTGTGGCAACCGCCACTTTAACAAAGGAGAACTACCATGGCAACACAGCAATTTGATTTCAATGAATACAACAAGGTAATGGCAAACGCTAACAGCGGACTTAAACTATATCTAGCAGAGCAGTTGCTCGGTGATGCGTTAGTTACTATGCTTCGTTACAAATCGCCTCTGTTCAAAGACCTACAAGATGCTCTTGATGAAGTAACCAACATTCGTGCGCAAGCAAAGAAGTTAGCTGAAGCTCGTGAACGCTCTAACGGCACTACAGCTTAAGCACAACGAGTTGGAGAGGACTTCGGTTCTCTCTAACGAGTTATCTATTAATTTTAGAGAGAGTAAGGGACGGTCATATATGGGGTTGATTTCTTATGAGGTTTTGTTTATTAGTAGAATTAATAAATTCCATAGAGAAGTAGAGTTTT